CACACGTAGTCGAGGTCGTCGGTTTCGGTCCAGCCATATTTGCCGTAGAACTCCGGGTCCTTCTTCAGGAGGTTGGAGCGGTGACTGGCGTGGATGTCCTCACGGCCCAGCCACCCTGGCAGGCGTATCGCGCCGTAGGACTCCTCTTTCTGCATCGTATTCTTATAGCCGCGCCGGACCCACTCTTCGATGCACAAGTCTTTGTAGAACGACAGAGCCGTCTCATAGCCCCGCCACATCTTTGTAGCGGGGTGGCTGGTCCAGCCTTTCGACTTACCGGCTAGCGCATTGAGGATCTGGAAAGCCTCGACGCGCTGCTTGCCAAGTCGCCGGTAGTCGAGGCAGCGAACGGATTGTCCCATGCTCTTGTATGGCAAAAAAGTCTGCATCACTTCTTCCTCTTCTTACGGGTTACGGGGAGCAGCCAGTGATACTTGTCAAAGTCTGCTTCACAGTGACTGCACGTTAAAGCAGACCAAGCAAAGTTATAAACGTGGGTTGCACCACCGCACTCGGGGCAGTAGATCGTCTTTCCCGCCTTTCCGGCGTGGGTCCACTTTGGAACCTGCTTGAACTTCTTAGGGTCCGGGTCAAAGTCTCGGACATCATCTTCCGGGCCATCCCAGCCCGGACCCAGTAACCAATCAAGAAACTTCATCAGTTCGCCTCCTTCATGCGCGTGTCGCGCAGTTGCCGCGCTTTGCCCTCCCAGACGATCTTGATATCTGGATCGTGAGCCCTGTCCCGTGCTTCCTCACACCGCGCTATACGCCGCTCTGTAAGAGTAGGCTGCGTCAGTTGATCGCTCAACCACTGCAAACCTCGCACAAATTTCTCTGCTTCATTCATTGCCTGCTCCTTTTATAAGATAAGTCCCATAAAGCTAGGCACAAAAAAAAGAAAGGTCAACTAGTTTATTGTGGGGGGTTCTTCGTCTTCTTCTTGGCAGCGCAGGCAACCTTGGCTAACCATGTCTACAATTGAGGCATAGCACCAGACACAGAAGGCGACCGGGCATATGCCAAAGTTACCGGCAATGCCTCCCTCTCCTTCAAGATCAACCTCCGATTCGCAAATCGAACAGGTTAGCCTTGTCCCCGGTTCTTCTTGTTCATCCCTCGCCACGATGATTTTGGTCCTAAGTTTTTCTTGCCGTTGAGCGGGTAGGGTTTGTTCCTGCGCCGCGCTCGGGTGGGCTTTGTGTAGGAGTGCGCTGTTTGCTTTGCCATCAGATCTCACAAAATAAAAAACGGCGGTGAGGGATGGGATCACTCACCGCCGCGAGGCCAGTGGTAGGAGTCAACAAACCACTGTACAGGGAGGCGTCTGTCAACGCTAACATCCCCTGCCGTAGAAGTCTACCGAACTTGAAGGGTGCCGGGTGTCTGTTTCAAAGAGATACCACGCCGCATTATCTTTCCCTGTATGACGACTGTCGGGTATCCACTTCACGCGGCCTACGCTGATGATCTTTTTGCAGTAGGTCAGGTACGGCGCGGCCTGTTTGGTGTGCATCCAGTCTGCGTCAAACAGCAGCCATGTAGGCAGGATTGCCGACAGGTGCATCAGCATCGGATGCAGGATATCCCTGCTCCAGGGTGGGTTGGTAATGAAGAAGTCCACGTTCACGTCGGCATCCTCAATGTCAAACGCATCCCGGATGTAAGCCCTGAGCCCATTCCCGCAATTAGGGGGCTCTTCGTCATGCCCAGCAATCGCGGTCAGTGGCTTTACTTTCCACGAAGGTGAGATGTCACTGGCATACTCTAGGCTAGGACAGAACTTTCCGCCGTGGGCTACTCCCTCAAAGCTGGACAGAGCACGGATTAAAGCACCGTCACCAGAGCAGGGCTCTATATATGTAAAGCGTTCGGGAAGATGCGGTATCAGAGGCTCTACCGCGCTAACAGGGGTAGGGTAAAAGTCTCTCTCGTTCCTCTTAAAATCAGAACGCTTGCCCATCACAGTGCTTGGAAGATGAGAACAGCCGTGTAGAAGACGGCGGTAGCAAAGATTGCGGTCATGCTTTCTTCTTCTTTGAGGTTTGTTCGCCAACAGGTATGTCTTTGCCCGTCACTTGTTCGAGCAGAAGCGTGAACTGGCCGGACAACGTCCGGCGTTCTTTCGCAGCCATCTCTTTGAGTACGCGGTAGCTCTCAATTGGAACGACCACTGACTTCCATTTGTCCGGGTTCATAACCTATTCATCCTTTAATTCTGGGACAGTATCGGATTTGTCTAGTTTCGTCAAGTCTCCCCAGTTCTCACCCAACGATATGTCGCTAGGGCTGGGGACCTCCAGCGTGTAGGCAGATTCCATGATCTTGCACAGTTCTTCGGCCTCGCCTGCATCGGTAACAGAGAACGCCAATTCATCGTGTATCTGCACGAGGGGGATCTTGTTTTTCTCCTTGTAGACCGCAGCCATGGCAGCTTTGGTCTGGTCCGCTGCGCTCGACTGGATCAGGCGGTTCAACGCCTTGTATGTATACGCACGTTTAATGTTGTCGCCATACTCAATGTGCGCCTCATCCTTCGGCAGGGCTCGTGCGGAAACAAAAAGGTTTGGCTCCCATAGATCAAATCGACACTTGCGCCCCAGCAGTGATCTGACAAAGCCCCCCTTGTCTCGGTGCGACACCCTGCGCTGTACCGCATCCATGAGTTCTTTCACAAATGGCACATCTTCGTGGTACTGGCGCATGAGCCGTTTGGCTTGGTCCGTGGACACGTCCAACTGCTCCGCGAGCCGCGTCTGACCCATGCCGTACATGATACCCAGGTTGATGGTCTTGGCCTGCTTTCTCGGGATGTTGGCGATATCGGCCACCATCTGGTGGAAGTCGGTCTTGGGGTCTTCGCGGTATGCTTTGACGAACTCGTCGGACCCGGTCAGACCCTTGTTCGTGAGGCTGGCGAAATGGACGAGGATGCGGGGCTCCTGCTGATCGAAGTCCATCGACGCCCACTTCTCTCCTTCTTCGGGCAGGAACAGGCCGCGTATCTTGCGGGCCATGTCCGGGTTACGAGCGGGGATCTGCTGGAGGTTGGGGTTGGACATGGAGATGCGCCCGGAGACCGTGCCGCCGCCTTCGGATCGTAACTGGTTGATATGCCCGTGGATGCGGTCTTTCTCTGCGTAACGAAAGATGCTGGACAGGAATGTATTGCCCATCTTGTCGTACTCTCGCGCCTCGGCAATCTTTTGGGCTATGGGGTGTTCGTGCTGGGACAGGAAGTTCTTTGTAAAGCTGGGCAGTCCCGTTTTGGTGCGGCCATATGGTATGTCCAGGTGGTCGAACACCTTGGCGATACTGGCAGCAGCCCACAACTCTACCTCGACGCCGGTCTCCTTCTTAACGCTGGACTTGATGCCCTTGACGATCTTGAGGAGGTCCTGCTTGAGACGTTCGGCAGCGTCGAGATCAACCCGCACACCCCTCCACGTCATTTCTATGCAAAGCGGTAGGACAGATGTCTCCATGTCGAAGACCTGCCACAGGTCTTCCTTGGTCAGTTCCATCTTGAACAACTGCCACAGGTCGAGCGTAAGCTGGGCGTCGGCCTCGGCATACTCTCCGACAAAGCAGGCGGGCAGTTTGTAGAGTTCACCCTTGGGGTCTACGCCAAACTCTTGGGCGGCTTCTCGCAGCGCAGCCTCCGACTTCATCAGCCCCATGTAATCGTAGGATACGGCATTGAGCGAATAGCTGAACCGGTTCTCGTTAAGCAGAGGTGCTGCCAGCATGGCGTCGATCATCTTGCCCTTGAGGTCGATACCAAGGCGCTTGAGCCAGCCCACATCGTAGGCGGCGTTGTAGAAGATCTTGTCCGACGGGTGGTTCGCTATCTCTTTCTGAAACCAGCGCATGACAATGCCCCGGTCGAGGTTGCCGCCACCTTCGTGGGCAATGGGCAGGTAGGCGTTAAAACCTTCGTATGCGACGGCAAACCCGACGACATCTCCGTGGCCGGTAGCCCATCCTGGGCCATGGGACTTGAGCCGTGGGTCTTTGGTCTCCAAGTCAATAGCGATTTCCGTGATGCCTTCGGGTGTCGGCGGTAGCTGCTCAATTGGCACCCACTCGGTTTTGACGCCCCATTTGGGCTTTTTAAGATTCTTTTTCATGGTACTTCTTTGCCAACAGTTCTAGGGACAGTTGGTCAGAGACACCGCTCCGATCATACTGTTCCTTGGCGCACTCGAAGGCCACCGCTGCATAGCCTGCGCCGTCAATATAATTATCCTTCTTCAGCGTCCCCAACTTTCGTCGGGCGATCTTCATCAACTCCATCAGGTTGGCTACATCCTCGGCAGTCAGATCACCTTCTTTATTGTACAGGTAGCCGTTCCATAACCGGGCTATATTTTCGTGGTTCTCCCACATCGAACCGTAGTCAGCGGCACGGTCACCCCCAATTAGATCTAAAGCTGTCTCCAAAACTTGTTTGGCTGGTACTGCCATCGTTCAACATCCTTTCTTCAATAGGTATTCCAAGTGACTTTGCGTGTTTGATTCCGCTCTCCATGCCCTCCGTCATTCCACGGTCCATGTAGACGGCGCAGAGTTCTGCTACTTCGTACCATGCGAGGGCGAGCTTCATACCGTTCTGTCGCTGCTCCGATATCTTGTCGTCTAGCACTTGGGTGTACAGTAGGTGGGACGCAAAGGGTGATTCATCGCGCAGTATGGAATCCCACAGGCAGCGTCGAGCGTATTCGATGTTGTCGGGATGTCCCCCGCTATAGGGGCTCTCAATAATAACTCTCATATCGCCCAACCTCTTTGGGAGTCTTCGGGCATCTTGAGCACGAGGTTCTGTTTTGCGCGTGTTATTCCAACGTACAGAACGCGGTGAGCATCGTCGGGGTTCTTCTCCATCTCCTTGAGGGCCTTGCCTGACAGGTCCGTGAACAGGAGTACGTTGTCCGCCTCGCCGCCCTTTGCACCGTGGATCGTGGACAGTTTGATCTTGGGCTTCTCAAAGATGTTGATGCCTCGGTTGAGCAATGCGGTAGCGTATGCCCGATCTTCGTCGCCTATCCGGTCCAGCGCCACGTCCCACGTGTCGTCGGCAGTCTCTAACCCAAAGTGCTGGCGAAGAACTGATATCGTAAACAGGTCCTGCTCGTCGGCACCGGATAGCATCTTCTTGGCCCCGCGCTTCAGACGCCCTTCTCCGCTGGAGATGTGGTCGTAGATGTTGACGGCCTCCTTCAGGGATATCTCGTGACCCGGACTTTGTTGCATGTGGTTCCAAGAACTGATGGCGTTCCGCACGTTCTTTTTCAAAGACGGGGAACCCTTGCGCTCGAAGTAATGTCCGCTTGAGGTCAGCCTGTCTGCAAGGTCATCCAGCATGTAGTTGGCCTGTGCTAGAACGAGCCACTCCTCGTCACCAAACGAAACCGTGCTGGCGTCGTAGGTTCTCTCGACACTGCCCTCTTCCTGTCGAGGATCCCAGATCTTCTTCTGGCGGCTATGGATGCGCTGAACAACCGAATCCGCAATCCGGTGAACGCTGCGGGGTATACGATAGGATTGGGAGAGGACCTCGGACCCACCTTCCAGAGAGACAAAGTGCCCTATGTCGGCACCGGCCCAGCGGTATATGCCTTGGTCATCGTCGCCAGCAACGAACATACGTTCGCACCGCTCGTTCAGACTGTGGGCTACCCGCCATTGTAGCGGGGTGAGATCCTGCGCCTCGTCAAGGAATATCGTATTGAGGACCGGCAGGTTTCCCGGCTTCTCGGATAGCTCTACCATCATGTCGGTAAAGTCTTTGAGACCATTAAACGCCTTAAAGCGTTCGTATTCCTTGTACAGGTGTTCAAACTCGTAGAACGGAATGTCGAGTTCCGTAACATTGTAGGCATACTGAATGCCCCGTAACGAGTTCCGCGTCAGATCAATTGCCCGCATGATGGGGTTGTTGGATTTCATAAGAGTGAACCCGTCGTCCACTATGTGCTCTGCCCCGGAAGATGACAGGTCTACACCCGTCTCCTTGCTAAACCCCTTGAGACCCTTGTCCCCGAGAACGTCGGCGCTGGACATGCCAAGGCACTGAAACGCCAGACTGTGCAGCGTCCGGAAGTAGGAGAAGTCCTTCTCTGGGTCCAGGTTAAATCGTGCGACCGCCCGGTCCCGTGCTTCGTGGGCCGCTTTGCGTGTGAAGGCAAAATACCCAATGTCGTTCGGTGACATGCCGCCCGATAGCAGGGCGTCTACTTGGTTCAGCAGCGTGGTTGTTTTTCCCGTACCCGGAGGACCAAAATATCTAAACATCTTTCACTTTCAGAAACACATCTATTTCGTAGCCAAGAGCATCCAGTATCTGCTCTATCTTGTAGATAGATAGCTGCCGTGCTGCGCCCACGTTCTCATACTCAGCTATCGTGCGCTGCGGCATCTTGCTTTTGTACGCGAGTTCTTTTTGCGTCAGCTTCTTTTCTTGTCTCAGTTCCCGGAGAAGCTTGCTCCAGTTGGTATTTTCGTAGGTCAAAAGGGAATGTCCTCCTCGTCATCAAAGCGAGACTCAAAAGCCTCTTCTATCTTCGCAAAGGCCGGTATCGACCAACACCGGACGGTGCGCCCCTTGATTCGGAACTGCTCGGATCTGCCGTCAATATCTCTAAGGCGCTGCGCTATCTTGTTGGATCGATACTCGAAGAACTTGTTGCGTTTAAGAAACGCCTCAAAGTCCTTGAGCCTGAAATATGTTCTGCCTTCTTCTTCGTCGGTCCATGGGCGGCGAAGCAGGATCTCTTCTTTGTCCATCGCGGACTGCATGTGCGTGGAGAACTCTTCTAGCATGTCGTAGAACTGACCGCGAAGGCTGGTGTCCTCGGAGGTGGATATCACCGCACCTTCTGTATCGACCATCTGACCCAGAAGGCTGTTCATCTGGGCTTCCCAAGCTTGGCGGGTAATAGTCCGGGGCATGAAGTTTATCTGCTCCATGCACAGTATCTGAAAGCGCGGCTGCTTCTGTAGGCCCTCGGTGTCCAGTTCAACCGGACTGCCGTTAACGTCGAGGAACCACAGCGGCGGCTCACTGTCATACTTACGAAGGTTGGCTACGGTCGGCGTGTTTGCTCCACCGCCCACGCCGTGCTTTCGGCTGCGGCACAGGTCCTTGTTGCAGAAATTGCAGATAGGCTGGTCCGAGCACTTGTACTGGTAATCTTTCTTTTTTATCTGGTCCGCGACAATGTTGACCTCTTTTAGGTCTAGCGCGGGCTCCATGATGTTCTGATTGTATTCGAGGATCTTGGTTTCCCACTCGTCGGGGTAAGCCTTCCTCAGATATACTCCCAGGTTGAATAGTCCGTTGTTTCGTGTGCCTTCCGGGAAACCCTGACGCAGCAAAGCTTGCAGGCAGGGAGGTCCGTCCTTCAGCTTGTTGTCAACGTCGGGAACCGACTTGGCTAGGAGGTCATCCAGAGCCTTCTCGTTAATCGCGGACTTCTCCGCTAGGTCGAGAAACTGCTCCAGTGTCGCGGCGCTGCCATCCTTGTTGAAGGCATAGCGCAGCCCTCCTTCGTGATCGAAGTACGGCAGGTTTAGGAAGTTTCCGTTGTCGCCGCGCTCTAGAACCAGCTTGATCTGTTTTGGAAAGATCTCGCATCCGCCAAAGCCTATCTCGGCGGCAACCTCTTTTAGCTTTATCTGTAGCTTCTCGGCCTCTACCAGTTCAGACATAAAAAGATAAAGGTGAGCGCCCCCGGACTTGCTGCGGCATACGACCAGAGGTATTTCCAGTTCGTCTAGTTTGTTCAATATCGCGGCATGGTCCAACGGATACTGGTCAATATCTATGGCACCCCACAGGCACAGGTTGTCCTCGTTGATAGGGACAACGCCTATGCTGGTCTCGCCTTTAAGGTGTGATTCGTATGTAACGCTGGTCCGTGGTTCGTGGACAAATTTGTATTTGCCCTTTTGCTTTCCACGAGCGTCCTTCGTAGTCAGATCCAGAGCCCCGTAGGCTCGGTTCAGACCACGGAATAACCGCGCAAATCTTTCTATTTCTTTTTTCATTATGGAAAACCGGGGGAAGGTTTCCCTCCCCCCGTATGTCCTAGAACGGGATGTCTTCGTCAGAGGTTTCTTTGTCTTCCTCTCTGACGTGCTTGACGTTTACCTGACCCGCTTGGATCGATTCGGCAAACAGCTTTGCCTCTGCGTAGACGTTGGGGTCTTTAACCACGTCGTCCTTGCTGATCTGCCAGCCGTGCCAAGAACCGTTCTTGTTCTCCTCGGAGACCGTCTCCATCTTCCAGATGTGCGAAAAGCGAGGGGGCGTAAACAGGTTGCCCTTGCTATCCTTCATCTTTAACGACCTCATAGCCGAGTTCCACTGCTTCGACTTCTTGAACTGCGTGGACTTCATAGGCAGAAGTGCCTGTTGCGTCACGCCGTCTTCGTCAATAACGAGAACGTAATGCTGCGCGGTGCGTTCAAGATAGCGACCGCTGCCGCCGACAACGTAGTCCTTATTGTCGTCTCCCCTTTCGGTTTGGGGTATCTCGTCCCCCGCGCCGTAGATGGCATGAGGTGCTCCCGTTCCGGTGCCCCTGGGCTCCCATTCGATATACTGGAGATTGTACGCGCAGTTGATTACGCGAACGCCATCCTTACCCTTGACGATGTCTTTCGTCACGGTGTTGTAAATGTCACCGGCCTTGGCGTTATCCAGATCGTCCAGTTCGTCGGACATCTTTTGCAGCACCTTGATGAAAGGTATTGCGAGGTCTTCCGATCCGAGATCGTTGACCCCAACGCCTGCGTCAGCCGCAAACATGCTCTCGTCCATAACCGCCACGGCGGCGGACTTCTTTTTGGCTACTGCTGTTGCCATTGCTACTTGCTCCCTTTGATAGTTCGCCCCAGAACAAGGTCGTTTGGCGAAACATCGCCATCGGATACCTCATATATATCCAGCATCACAGAGGGCCGTGGGATGCGCTGACCGCTTAGATATCGAGATACTGCTGTCTGGCAAATCCCGAGATGTCGGGCTAGCTGTCCTTGGGTGGTGGCCGTCAAAGCCATCCATTCTTCTAAAGGCATGTTACTTGCTCCTTTTGATGGTTGCTCGTTGTGAGATAAAAGCCCCGAATAGATCAAGCGGGACGGGGTCCCCCGCTTCTACCCGCTCCCGAAGCCACGCCTTCAAGGTCATAGGTTCGACCTTTTCCAACTGGCTGGGAACGAATCCTTGTGTGCCACAAAGGTCTACAAATTCCTTTGCAGTGTCGTCTTCGCCGCGACCAAAAGTGACGGTCACGTTGTTCTTTACGAGGTCGCCAAAGTCATGGTCACGCAACCACTGGAATGCTTCGTCCTTGCGGTCGCGGGGGATACTGGCGGCGTAAATAGGTTTGACGGCAATCTCTGATCCGTCGGTCAAGGTAAACTTCTGTAGACCCATGACCTCCAAGGCTTCCGGCAGATGCTCGTCCGTTATCTTGTGGAGAGCGGCCTTGGTCTCTTTCATCAGCTTCTCGGCGTCCGCCAGCTTTTGCTCTAGCGCGGCTGCTTCATTTGCCAGACGCGAAACAGCGTCGAGCTTACCTTCTTCTAGCTGATCTATTTTGTCGGAGGTTGCTCCAGAGTCTGAAGCCATTTCGGAGAGTAAGTCATTCATGTTCTTTGCTCCTGCATAATGAATCGGCGGTTGACTATACCGTCAGAAACCCTTATATGGGTATTTACAGGTTGATGCAAGAGAAATCTTAATGCCCCGATTCGATTTTAAGACCGAACCTTACGAGCACC